GTTTATTTTATTTTGGTATCGGCTCAAAACAGGCTACGAAACGATCAGAACCAAGTTTTCTTTCCAAATCCGGTAAGCAAAGTGATATTTGCTGTTCCCACTGTTTATCAGTAAGCATCATATGAGTACACACAAAGGTGCGGAACTGGTATCCAACCGCTTTATATTTTGGCGTCATCTCTTTGAGCCATTCCTCGCACTGACCATTGAGGCACGGAACAACTACATTATTCCAAATGCGAGACACAGTTTGATTGAAGCCGTGCTCACATTCAATCCTGATGCCGGTATATTTCTGCGTAAAATCTGAGCCTTGCCACTGAGAGCACGCAAACAGTGCTCTACACATGTTTTGTAATTCTTCCTGTAAAATGTGCGCTGTCCAGTTGCTATGGCCTGATTTGACATCTAAATTATTTAGTGCTCTCTTTAGGGCCTCAATAGACCAACGCTGTGGTGAAGACAGCGTTTTCATCTTTGTGGCTGCTTTGTTGCGAGAGACCACAGAATTATAATTCCTAAGATAGTCATCAAGACTAAGTGCTTTTTCTACTACAGGATAAAAGGTGTCTCTTATGATTGAATATGGGTTTGGCCTAAAGACCTCGGTTTTATATTGTGCGCCCACTTGTCCTCCAATGCTGTGTGGTGTTTATATTGTATCTTGTTCAATCTGTTTTGTCAAGAAAAAAGCTCACTTTTTATAACAAAAAGCGATGGATTAGCGATGGATACGAGAGAAATTTCTCTCCATCGTGCATCACAACTGATAAAGCCCACATATCATCTTGGTCAACATATTGGCACTCGGCGATAACACCGATCTTGCCTGCGATTTTAATAAGTCGCCCAACCAATTCATTCGGGTTCTGCATCTTTAGCCTCCATAATACCATCGATATATCCGCTAGGGACTTGGAACCATACGGTTCTCCAGCCCATAAAGTTGGTATCAATTTCAGCATGATAAGGCTCTTCACCATGTGGGCCATACTCGGCATAGACAGCGAGGTGTTTGCCCCCATCGTCTGTGATGATGCGGACAGTATATCTGTGATTAGTGTATTCCTGAGCGGCCATACGAAGGAGCGAAAGGCCTTCTTCGCTGGTGCATTTTTCGGATTTCCAGTTACTTTTATAAGCCATTATGCTTTCCCCTTGTGGTTTTCGTTACCAGCATTATGTCCAGCGTGTTCGTATTTAATTTTGTTAAGCCTATGGCCGTTCCGAATTGCTCCGCCACCAGACGCAGCATACCAAGCTTTCTTGTACTGGTCGGCTTCTGCTTTGCTCTCAAAACGGACAAAAGAGATGTCCTGCATCTTACCTGAGCCAGTCACAAAACCTCGTATCTCGGGGGCTGGATCACCTCCCATTTCCTCTGTACACCAAGGGCATACATTTATGTATCCCTTGACTTCTCGTTTCCATCGTGAGTTACTATCAAATTCATCGCCGCATTCACGGCAGGTTCTCATTTTAGGCATTCAGCCTCCTGTTGATTGGCCAGCATCATTGCTGATGTAAACAATGTATCTCGTTCTCTATTATTTGTCAAGAAGTTTTTTGAAGTTTTTTGTATTCTCCGACTTTCAATTGAAAAGTTTTCCCTATCTTTGGAGAACAAGCCAAGATCCAATCATTTGTGTATGTAATACCTCTCTTAGAGGCAAAGTGATGTGGACTTTCTATAACAACACAAATTAATCCATAATAATCTATTGCGGGTTGCAAAATCAATTCAATTGGGTCGCCTATTGTTACACAGGCGTGATCGATCTCGTCAGGCAACATGGCCCTCATTGCTCATCCTTTCCACGAACTTTCTCGATTTGATCGATAATCTCAGCCCATAGTTGATCTTGTAGTGCCTGCACCACAGGATCTTCAGGATCAGGATAATCTCCCATGCTCTCGATAAACTTGGTAAGTGCAAACCAAGCTGCCGTGTTTAATTTTCTTTGTTCGAACCTTCTCTCATATTCTGCAAAAATACCTACATTTAATGGTAACATCATGGTGTCCTCCTATAATAATTAGAACCGTATGCGTTATGTATATATTGTATCACGCTATGTGAGTTCTGTCAAGTATTTATCGCATTATTTATATAATAAATAATGAAAAAATAGTTCTTAAAAAAGGTGGACAAAAAATGTCCGGCAAGCTATAGTTTGAAAAAGACGGACAAAAAATGTCCACAAATTATAATTCACAAAAGCCACAGGTAGGTCAACTTCAATCTGCTTCCGGCCAGTACGGGATGTTTGGGTCGGATGCCTTCAATTTTGAGGCTTCATCTTTTGGGACAGGTATAATAAAAGCGGAGGGGACAGAAACCTTTTCCTTGCTACCGATAAGATAGATCTGATAGAATGCTTCTTCGAAGTTGTCTAGGTACAGTATGTTATCTAATACCATGCCTAGATACACACGGTCGCTCACAGACTTAACATAAACGAGTTGGCCAATCTCGAACACCACATTGCTCCTTATATTGATCTATCATGAAGAAATCTATGTAAGTAGAGTCAAGCAGATCAATTATCTGCGTCTCAAAGTCATACACGGTCTCCATCATACGCATTACCTGTGCTTCTTCTTTGTTATCTAAGTCGTACTTGCCATAGAACATTTTATAATACTCTTGCCAGATTCTCTCAATTGAGTAATCTAGCCATAGATACTTATCCATTACCTCCTTCTCATAGTCGTTGAATGGTACAAGTATCATGTGTGTGTACCCCAGAGAAGAAGAGGAGGGGGGAGACCCCCCCGTAGGAGGGTAGTAGTCATAATATTTTTATATCTCCTGTTATAACTAGGATATCAAACGCTGACTTGTTAATGTAAGCATGCGTCCCATCTGAGTAATAGATGTGATAAGATTCCTCCCAATGAATTTGTTGTGTTCCTCTCTCGTTTTCAGAGGTTGCACCAATCTTGTAAATCCTAACCACGATACCTACTTTCCCTTGGTCAATAAGTAACGTGCCTTGCTTCACCTCCGTCATAATCCCTGAGTGCCTCATACAATTCTTTATCGGTGATGCTAGCAAGCGGGCGAACTAAGCACATGTTGTTGAGTAGTTGGGCATCTCCAACGCTGGAATAAAATCCAACCTTGATGCCGTGAAGCACTCCGATAAACCTTCCGTCGTCTGTGAAAACAGAAGCACCGGAAGAACCAAGCCAGCAGAATGTCTGAACATAGTAACTCAGAAATTGCTGGCCAGATACAATACCTTTTGTATATACTAGACCATAGTCGGAGGGCCATGACACCATGTCAATTGGCTCGCCGAGAGAGGGGTAGGTTCTTTTAAATTTAACTGGTCTCAGATCAAGATCTTTATTTGGTTTCATGACAGCCCAGTCAAGCATCTTGTCATAAATAACAGTTTTCAATTGGAAAACATCATTACTCTCTTCGATTAAGGTAACTGAATCGCATTCTTCGATAACATGGTATGCTGTAAGAATGAATTTCTGTCCTCGATAAGTGAAATGATTTCCTGATCCTGCTCCGATTAGTTGTCCGTCTTGAAAACAATTAAGCATGTAAGATGATCTTGCTTTTGCTTTGGTATCGACAGGAGCAAAAAAAGGACCAATGCCCATAAGTGAAAGAGCAATGATCCCTAATAATAAAGCTTGAATGTACCGCATGACGAGTCCCCCCATGCAGTAATTAGTTGTTAGCTTCTAGAATAGTCGTCTTCGATCCTCTCTACATCGTCAAGTTCGATCGTCGAGACCTCCATCAATTTGACATCTGTGCCCTGCGTTGCAGCAAAGCGATGCACGGTCATGGGTGCGATATGAAACGTCTGTCCGGGCTCAAGAAAAACAGAATGTCTATCTCTTCGAGACCCCTCTTCAAGAACCAATTCTAAGACACCCTCCAAAACATAAATGGTTTCTTCTTTTACTTTATGGTATTGAAGAGACAATCTTTCCCCTTCATTAATATAAAGAACCTTGCCAACATACTTGTCAGTCTTAGCCCAAATGATTTCAAATCCCCACGGCTTGTCGATTTTAATATTATTACTCACTTTTCACCTCTCTGTATAAATCTAATGCGTGAAACATTTGTTTTGTAAACTCATCTTCGTTTACTCTCAGTCCAAGTTCTTTCGCTTTGTTTAGCCCTTCAATCCAACATGCAGTCTCAAGAAGGATTGTGCTGTCTGGTTCTTTGTTTTGATAATGAAGAATAGCGTGACCGATCTCGTGTATTAAGGAATAATATTTCTCTTCTATTTCCAAGTCATCTCCTATCTCGATATCTCCGACTAACTCAGGATCATAATTATCCTCATAATCAGACCCAAAGGAACACTCTTGGCTATCTTCAACGAACTCAACAAGGACATAAAGTTCATTGTAAGCGTATTTACTCAGCTTCTTGATCGCCCTCTTTATGTAACCCTTGGTCAATGTATTCTTTGAGATCTGTGTATCCTCCGATGACATGCTCATCTCCCGTTTCAAGATCAACTTTCAAAACAATTGGAACTGTTTTCATATTATAAATAGTTTTATAATGACCAACAAGTGCCCAAGAATTTTCAATCCACGATGCAACAAAAGGTAATTTCTCTTGCAATAATAGTGAGTTAGCCCGTTGGCACCAAGGACAAGACCCGTATCCTATAACTTTATAATAATTCATTTAAACTCCATAAATTTTTAATTTGTCCTCAAACAAAAGGTTATGTTGAGGATAGTTTTTGTTTGTTATCATTATTGTTCCTTCTGGGATGTCTTCCGTTTGAGGAAACTCAATAACATTAATAAGATCATTGTCTGGTCTCTTGTCAAAGAAAATGTTCAACCGATTATTCGTTAGTGAAAGCTTGACCAAATGTTTTCTGAACGATTTAAAATCTAAATCATCTGGCCATGGGCCGTCAGATGAATCGATTGCTGCTGAGAAATAATTAGCAAGATAAAAAGATGCTGCAACATTCCAAAGGTTTTTCTCATTGTAATTTCTTGAAGAGAACTCAAGCAGATCTTTTTGAAATGGAACAAAGGCTTGAAGGCTGTCAATGAAATCTTGCTTCTGCTCTGTAAACGCTGCGAAGATGTAGAAGTATTTTTCCAATTCAAAGTAAAGGTTTGCAACTCTATTGTTTGAAAGAGAGAATGACAAAGGACAAGACTTGGCCGAGATAACATTAAACTCTCGTGGCACAATTGAGTCTAGAAACTCAAGCTCTTTTCTGTATGGATTTATATCGTTACAGAAAGAATAATCGTAATACAAGCTAACCTCTCAGTATTTGTTTTTTATTGTTTATCTTCTCTTTGATTGTTCTCGGAGCACCAAGGACAAGCATTGTCTCAACTGTCGTTCCATCAAAGACTTTAACTTCAGAGATAGACATCTGATGATGAACACCTGCTTGGATCAGAGATTCTTTAAGTGAATGATGTTTTAGATTGTCTTCCACAACCGAAACAACATGAGCCGGATTGACATAAACCCTGTTCACTTTAATTGTATCATTTGTGGGCTCAACCCTTGTTAACTCAACAAGCATCACAGACTACCCTGTTTGCAAAGTAAACATCTTTTGCCTTGACCAGAAAATACTCATTTTTAATAAAAACCTTCAATAGATTGCCATCTTTTTCAGATGAAACAACACAGGCGATAGAAGGTTCGTTAACGACCTTCTTTGGAAAAAGAAGACCTTTATGCAGCGATTCTTCATTAAAAAGCCATGTGTCTTGAGGAATGCTTACAAGATCCCCCTCACGATAACAAAACATTATTATTGTTCTCCGTCAAACTGCTGATCAACTGCTGGCTGAGGTTCTGGTGGATTAACCGCTCTCTCATAGCCAGCTAGAATGCTTTCACACTCACTGAGTCTGGTGTCGATTGCAGCCAGAAGCTGTCTGGTTTTATCTAACGACTTTGCGACAAGATCTAAATGTGGTTCTTCATGACTCAAAGCTTCAAGAGCCTTTCCAATACCTTCCTTAGCATTTTCAAGTCGATAGAGTTCGCCTTCAATAAGTTCAGCGACAGCATCCGGAACATCTTCCAGTTCCACAGAATAAGATAATCTAACTCTCATATTTACCTCCGGAGTTTATAATATATTATAACACGCTTTAAGTGGTTTGTCAACCCTCAATTATCATTTTATATATTGTCGCTGTAACAAGGCCCAGAACAGTTGTAAGGACGCCCCATGTAACTTTGGAATAAGTTTCTTTCCATTGCTCTAAATCACGAAGGCGAGCATACAATCCTGAATCAGGATTATACACTGCCTCTTTAATTTTCTTCACATCCTCATTCATCTCATCTTGCTTCTCCGCTATTCGCTGGAGGTCGCCTCTGAGTTCTTGAATTAGGGCTATGATGTGAGCGTGTGTGTCCATGTTGCGTTCGTCCATCTTAATTAGTCCTTCGCATCTACAATCGCATAGTTCATTGTTAATAAAGTTGATGCGGCCGAAACAGCATTCTGCAAAGCACAGCGAGTTACTTTGCAAGGATCCATGATCCCTTCGTCAAGCATGTTTACATAGTTTCTTGTCAAGAAATTATAGCCTTGTTCTCGAGACTTGTTGATAACACCATCAACAATCAAGTCCTGTGATTCGCCTGAATTGATGCAAAGTTGTCGCAAAGGTTCCTGTGCTGCGTCAAGGATAATCTTTGCCCCGAGTGCTTGCTCTTCGTTATCGGTCTCAACGAATAATCCTGTTGATGCTCTAATCAAACCAACACCACCACCGGGAAGAATGCCTTCTTCTAAAGCAGAGCGGACGGCCTCAAGCGCATCATCGATTCTGTGCTTCTTCTCGATCATTTCGACTTCGGTCGCAGCACCCACGCGGATAACAGCAACACCAGAAGCAAGCCTTGTAATTCGTTCTTGCAATCTTTCGCACGTAGCCATGTCTTCCGTTTCTTGCATCTCGTCTTTAATTGACTCAATTCGTGTCTCAATAGTTTCCTCATCACCTTGACCTCCAACGATTGTGGTTGCGAACTTAGAAATAGTTGCCGACTTTGACCTTCCAAATTGCCTTAATTGAACGTTTTTTAGAAGCAAACCATCTTCACGGGTAATGAACGTTCCGCCAACCGAGGCGGCCAAATCTCTTAAAATAGAGCGTCGTTCTTCACCATAACGAGGCGATTTGACAGCACACACCTTCATGGTTCCTCGGACAGCGTTTGCAATCAAAGCAGCAAGTGCTTGGCCTTCGACCTCATTGGCGACAATAAGAAGAGGTCGCTGGTCTTTGGCGGCCAGTTCAAGAGCAGGATAGATTTGTTCCACTGTATCAATCTGTTCGTCCGTAATAAGAATAAGCGGATCATGATACTCAGCTGTGTTCTGTCTCTCGTTTGTAATAAACTTTGATGACAACCAGCCTTGATCGATTCTGAATCCTTCGATTAGATCCAATGATGTATTGATTGATCTCGCTTCTTCAACAAGAACAGAGCCATCCTTTCCGGCAGAGTCAACAGCGTTGGCGATCAGTGTTCCGATGCCTTTGTCATTGTTTGCCGAGATAGTTGCGACATGTTCGATGTCTTGCTTGGATTGGACAGGTCTTGCGATTTCTTTGAGATTTGTTACAATTGCCTCGCAAGCCTTATCCATTCCTCGCTTGATTTCGGTTGGTGAAGCACCAGCCACAATATACTTTTGCGCTCGGTTCAGAATACCACGGGTGAGAATGGTTGCTGTGGTCGTGCCATCTCCGGCATTCGATGCAGATTGCTTGGCTGCTTGCTTTACGATCTGTGCCCCCATATTCTCAAATGGATCTTCAAAGGTTATGTGTTCTGCGACGGTCACGCCGTCCTTCGTTACCATTGGGATGTTCTCTCCCTGATACATAATGCCAACGGTTCTTCCCCGAGGGCCCAATGTTGATCCTACATTGTCTGCGAGTTTGTTAACTCCGTTTAGTACTTTCGTTGATAATTCTTGACCGTTATTATAATGCTTCACTATTCCTCCATTATTTGATTTCGCTAACGCTTTGTGAAATTTCTTCATCCCAATCCATTCTCAAACGGATGAGTGGATTAAATGTTGCTGATACCCTATCGGTTGTTAAAATGCCTTCGGGCTTTACAAGTTGACCTTCGATGTCAACTGCTTCGAAGTCAATCTCTGTTTCCTGCTTATAAACAATAACAGGTGATGGCTCTTCAGCGAGAGCCAATCCAATTAGTAAGTATATCATTATTCATCTCCCCAATGGCACCAGCAATCTTCATTGCCGCATCGTTCGCATACAAGATTAAGTTCAATGCCCCAATCGCAATCGCATGGATTGCAACCACAAGAGGGACAAAAGTTATTTATTATAATCATTCTTTTCCTAGTCTATATTTTCTTCAACTGCTTTTGCTAGTTTATCGGCATCAGAAGCTGCTTGTGCTCCGACTGCTTTGTTCTCAAAATTGGTAAAGTAAATATTCAGATTATTAGTCAGGTTCGCAAATGAATCAAAAATGCTTGTAATTCTTTCTCCAAGACGAGCAACATACTTATTGGCGATTGCTCTCAATTGCTCTCTTGAGCCAAAGTCCAGACGAGCGATCAACATATCATCAGGCAAAGTATTTGTTTTGATTTTTTTGTTCTTGAAATCTTCATAATCAAAATCGCCTTCAATTCCTTGAGCCTTGTCGCCAATTGTAAATTGATAAAAATCAACTCCCAAAATGTCTTTTCCTTCTCTTTCTTTTTGGCCGACAATATAGGTGATTGGTTTATTGAATCTCGCTATGCCATCTCTAAGATTATCAGCAGAGCCTGAAACTGTCTTCTTGCCTTTGAGGAAAAACTTCAAAGACAAAGGGGTTTTACCATCTGAGTCAACAAGGTCCTCAATTGGTAGGTTCCCACCGGCCAATTCAGTGACTTGTGTTCCTTTAATCAGAGCAGCCAACAAGGCTTCAAACAAAAAGCCGCCAGCCTGAGCATTGAAGTCCTCAATTAAACCAGCGAGTGAATCAAGGAAAACAAGATTAGCAATAATGGTCTCGACCTTTGACTCATTGATACAGGTTTCATCGCAGTCTTTTATAAAACTTTGAACTGAGTTTATTTTTTCTTGAAGTGTATCGCCTTGGATGTTGTTAAAAAATCTTTCAATAATTACCCTGTCGTCAGAAGCAGGGTCTCCCCACTTCTCTGAAAGAGCAAACTTAGGAAGTTGTAGAGTCTTTGTTTTATCTTCTACACTTTTTTGCATAGGCATTTCTCTTTCGACAATAACACCAAGCTCGTCAGCAAGAGCCTGTTCAATAAGTCTATCCAACATTTTAAATTTGTTCATTATTTTAGTTCCTCAAGTAATTGTTTAAGATCAAGCCCAGCACAGTCAATTTTGGTTTTCTTTAAATGATAATGCGAAATGAAGCCCTTGAAGCGGCCAGAGGCTGCTGTCTTGGAAACTCCGGTTGATGTTGTTCCGTTTGGTGCTGTCGGGCACACAAAAGGAATGTCATAGGCTTTGTTCATTGCTTTCATGAGAGCCTGAAGAGCTTCAAGTTGAACATCATAAAAACCCAAGAAAGGATCAAGAGTTGCCCCATGAACCTTTTTGTTTTCCCACAATGGTCTCTCACCAAAACCTTTCGACTTATACCAGCCTTGATGCTTTGGGTAATAAGCGTTTGCAATCTCAACGCCAACAGAGTTATTGTTCCACTTTGATGAACCAGCGTGCCAAGCAATGTGATTGCAATCCATAAACTGATAAATTGTTCCATCGTTATCAATCGCAAAATGGACGGAGATGCCTCGGTTTTTTAAAACCTTGAAGCAAGACTCCGACGAAAGACATACATCCCAATGACAAACAAAGTTTGTTACTTTTCTTTTCTCTCGGACAACTCGGAAACCCTTGGTCAATCTCAATCCATCCGCTTCAATTGGGAGCACAACACGAGGCCAATCAATCTCAACATAATCGTTGTTGCAAATAATATAAGATTGGTCTCGGTTGGCAATGTTCTTTGGTCGATAGTCGGCAAGCGAAGCTTCCCTCTCCGTCCAGATGCGACGATAGGTCGTCGGTCCCACCAAACCATCGGCAGTTAAGCCATGCTCTTGTTGAAACTTCTTGACCTTTTTGAGCAACTCCTCGTCAAAATGGGAGGCCCCAAACCAATCGGGGGACCACCCAAGTTTAACGGCGGAGGACTCGTTATAGAATATTTTATCCATTTTGAATCCTTTTTGATACTATAATTAGATCAAAACATCTGCAATTCCATGTTCAATTGCTTCTTCTGCGGATAAATACACATTTACTTTTCGATCCATAAGCTTCTTGAGAGTTCGCTTTGTAAAGTTCGAGTTCTCAACAATTGCGTCAATGTAAGCTTCCTGAAGGTTCTGAATCTCTCCCAACTCATTTGTAAGGTTGTGAATAGTTCCAACATTACCAGCAGAGACAGCATGGATCATCACACGGCAGTTTCGTCCAATCTTGCGCTTTCCTTTCGTTCCAGCAGCAAGAAGAAGAACACCAGCAGACATAACCTTGCCAAGCCCAACGGTTGATACATCGCAGCGAGTCTTCGCAAAATTCATTACATCGTAGATTGAGAACATGTCGTCAGCCGAACCACCATATGTCGAGACATAAAAAGTAATGTCCTCAAGTGGTTCTGGTTCCTCACCTTCAATCATTGATGGCTGAGGTTCTGACATCGTGATAAGATGATAACATAGCTCACCTGCTTTCTCTTCTTCGACTGAACCAAACAAACCAATGATACGAGGATCTTTGTCTTTAGCTCCGCCAAGCAATTCACCGAGGTTGATCTTCAGTTTTGCTGAATCTTCTTCAGTTGATGCTTCTTCTTCAGGTTCTTCTGTAACCTGATTTCTTCTTCTTCCAAATGTCATAATACCTCCTAGTAAATAATGACTTATATAGTATAACATGTTTTGGGTGGGTTGTCAAGTCATTTCCTTGACTTTATTATTTTTGTTATCTCTTTCTCGGCTGTTTCCCAATTGTTGAATTCGATTAAGTTTCGAAATCTTATTGGAATAATTTTCAGCATGTTCGAGATTACAGAATTCATATGCTCTTTCAGTTTTATCTTGTCTTTCTTCTTTAGTTCTTTGATCACCTCATCAGGTGCTCCACTTTGTTTAAAAGAAAGATACAACGCTTCATTCATATGAATTTGTTTTTCGTAATTGTCTCCGAACAACAGCAGACAATCTTCAACGGCTCTCTTGTATATTGTAACAGAGATACCCATGGACAACACATATGTTATTGTGCTGTGGAAGAGGTATCCCGTTATAAAGAAGAGTCCGTATAAAATGATTTCCATTTTGCCTCCATAAAAAAAGGAGAGGTTTCCCTCTCCCTTATTGTAACCGCTTATTAACGATTTGTCAAGTTATTTTTTGCGACCAAGAAGGCGATCGGCTTTCTTTTGAGCACGAGCAGCTTCATTGATTCGCTTAGCAACACGCTTAGCGACTTCTTGAACGATTTCGTCTTCTGAAAGTTGAAGTTCTACTTCTTGCATCATTTCTTCTTCATCGTCCATTTCCATCTCAGCATCCATTTCCATTTCTGGCTCTTCTGCTGGAGGCTCTTCATCCATTGCTGGCTCGGCTGCGGAGCCTGCCATAAGCTTGTCAAGGACTGCTTGAACTTTTGACATTGCTGATTGCGCTTCGGCAACCTCGTCTTCGTCAAGTTCTACGTCGGCATCACCCTCGATATCACCTCCTTCGGGGGCCGCATCCATGTCCATCTCCATGTCCGCCTCAGCGTCCATTTCCATTTCTTCTTCTTCGGTAACGATCTCTTCTTTCACTTCTTCTTCTTTTCCGTACATTTCGTTAAGGAAGTTTGATGAAAGGTTAGCATCCAAATTTGCAAGTCCCATGAATTTGCGAACTTGTGCTTCTGATAAAAGTTTCTTAGCCATGATATTAAAATCTCCTAGGTTTGTATTTAATTATTATTCAAAACAAGAAAAGGAATTAGAGTTCGGGAAATTCTTCTGCGATAATATCAAAGATGCCTTCAAGTTCGTCATCTTTGATACCGAATTTTTCCAAAAGATGTTCTCCTTGCTCTATCTCCTCGACAACACGGCCTCGCTTTTTCTTGTTTTGGATGCCATGCTTCTCCTTATAATTAGCAAGAAACTTTACAATTCGCCCATCATTTTCAAGATAACCTGTAATTAGGGCACGAAAGAAATCTGCTTGCGAAAGGTTGTCATGTTGAAGTCTTATCCTCAACTGTGCATGGCGCACGTCAGTGTCTGTAAAGACAACTCTTTTTTCTTTATTCTTGGTCTCGTCCATTCTCTTTCTCGTATGCTTCAACTACCGCTTTGGCTTTTGACCAGCAATCAGGACAATACAAGCGGACTTGCTCGATATCGTTGCGAACAACAACCGACCAAGTCATGACTTGACTTTTATCCTTTTTATCGAAAGAAGCTTGGCAAGCCAGACATTCGTCTGGTAACTTGCCAAATAGAGCCATCTTTTCATCAACCTCGGAACTTTCGTTCTTCTTGTTGCGTTTCGCAGCGGCTCTTCGTTGTGCTCTATTCATTATGCCCCCGTTGATCCAAAGCCACCTTCGCCTCGGTCTGAATCTGAAAGTTCTTCAACTTCTTCAAATTGCACTTGAGGATAAGGCATAATAATTAGTTGCCCAACACGATCTCCAACCTTGTAACAACTTAGATTTGACGAGCAGCCAAACTTCAACATAATCTCTCCACGATAGCCAGAGTCAATAACTCCGACAGCATTTCGAAGAGCACAGCTTGTCTTTGAGATTGACGAGCGAGGGAACAGAAGACCAACATGGCCCTCTGGGATTTCGATTGCTAGTCCTGTATAATGGACATCGTTTTTATTTTTGTCTTTCTCCATTCGAATAGAATAGAGATCAACACCAGCATCGCCATGCTTGGCATAAGACGGGATTACCGCATCTTCATGTAGTTTTTTAATTTTTACTTTCATGTTTCCTCCATTAAAAAGTAAAGTTGTTTAGTCCAAAATGTTTGTTTAATTCATAATTTATCTCTTGAAGAGACAGAGCCTGTACATAAGACACATTGTTGTAATGAACAGAAAAATCTATTGATTGTAGGGCTTGTTTTACATCATCTCGATCGATTTGAAAGTACATCGTGGTTGTCTTTGCTTCATACTCTTCATTAGGATCCAGTTCTCTGCATTTACCACAAGAGTGACCAAAGACAATCATTTCAAAATTTGCGCCCTTAATTGAGTCAGGTCTTGTTTGTTTTGTCATTCTGAATACATCGTGTTCAAATTCGACATACTCTCCGTCTACAAGTTTGTAAGCTGTCTCTTTGACTTTGCTATAGACTTTTACTTTCTTGGTCTTCGGCAAGATCTTTTTAACTAAGCCATTGTCAGGGATTTCAATCTTTTGTCTTTCGGTATCTCTTTTCTCCCAGATTTGGAACACGGTATTAAGAACGCTTTCGTTCTTTACAGTGCCGTCCGGAAGATAGAAGCAATTCATGGGAAGATCGATGTCTGATATCAAATGAAATCTAGAATCAAGAGAATTCATTGTTGTCCACTTACGCCATGATTTTGGTATCAAGTAGCAAATGTAATCTGAATGATTTGCGGCGTGATTAAAGAACTTTTTGGCTAACGAGCTAGTCCTGCCGAACGGTGGATTAGTTATGGAAATAAGATTAGTATCTTCAAATTCTGTGTCAAGATAATTACCCTTTGCAACCATAGCATGTTTTGGCTCAATGTCAAGTGAAATAATATTGCTTGATTGAACTCCTGCTCGAAGAAAGCCTTCAATGAACTCACCAGTTCCACCACAAGGCTCAAGGATGGTTCTGTCTTTAAGATTAATATGTTTTTGAACCTCGGCCATGCACATGTCGACAACTTCTGGTGTTGTGTAATACTGTTCCTTACCAGTTGTTCTTGTGTTGGCATAAGATTGTTTGTTCTTATGTCCTGCTTTAACATTGTTGCTCATTATAAACTCCTTATGAGTGCTTTTGTGTTGACTTCCAAGAAAGGCCAATTGATCTTCTTCTTCATTTCTGCTCCTTTTGAGTTGGTCCAGTGATGATAAAAGTTACCAGTGTGCGGGCCCAGATTAGAAATCAAATTATTGACAAGTTTCTTAGTTGATACAAAGATAATTCTGATGTTTTCAATCTGAGATACAGACTTAAGACCACAGGTTTCAGTAAGCATATAGTAATCGTCATGATAAGAGTCAGCAAATACAATGTTCTGCATTGTTGGGAGCTTTTTGTCACATTCTTTTAATTGTTTAATACCACCATTGCTAGCAAAAAACTTTGATGCACTCACTCTAATTGGATAAAGATCATCTAGCTCCTTTGAAGTGCATCCTTTAACTTCAATACGACTATTGCCCATAAATAAGTCTGGCTGTGAATTTCCTTGACCACCGGGAACTAGTTGGTCTGCTGTTAGAATTTGTAACAAGGTTTGAAACCAATAGTGATTAATTCTACCGTTTGTGATAATTGGATTTGTGTATTTCTCAATAACCTTTAAAGCACTCATGAACTCGTGATAGTTTTTAAGTGCGGCAGGTGTTGCATTATCAATTAAGTCCTTAATTGTAAAAATTGTGTTGACTCGGTTTTTCATTGTGTTCTCCTTAATTATGTTAATAATATAACATGCCCTCAACAATTTGTCAAGGGCTTTTTATTACTTTTATCCTAACATGACCCAAGTTCTGTTTAGGCCACCGCGAGTTGAAAAGCCCCATGTATCGTTGTGTTGTGGTTTGATCATGTAAGTCTTATTGACATACAGAACATCCCGCTCTGGATTTACAGACCAACAACGAATTGTTGTTTCGACAGAATTGTTGTCGATAACCTTGGCAACATAGAATAGTTTGCCGCCTTTAGTTTTCTTTTTAGTGACCTCACGAACAATCGCCCAGCACATTCCTAACTCCGGATCATACTCCGAGATTGGTGGAATACAATACTGATCCAACTTTCGCTGGATGCTTTCATCCAAAACCAAGTTGATTGGGAAAATCCCTGTGAGGTTTGCGAGAAAGTCAATTCGCTCGTCATCTGTGAAGTTGCCTTCGGGACGATACTTCTCGATGTTCTCCGCAAGGTTTTTGAGTTTCCTTGGGCGATCAACACAAGTCGCAGTCCAGAAGTGTCTGTCACCAGTGAAGCGATCGTCTTGGAGTTCTTTCAAAGCACCAGCTCTCGTAAGAGCATCCAAACACTTTTTGTTAAGTTTGGAATACACAATCTTATCATGGAATAGAAACTCTTCAATTGTCTCGAAAGGTCGATGAGCGAGAATCTGATCGATGGCTTTGTCGCCTAGACCTTTGATTGTGGTTAAAGGAGCAACCAAAGTTGTATCATCAAGAATCTCCCAAGTGCGGCCTGACTTGTTGACGGATAGTGGCTGTATTGTATAACCGTGCTGCTTTGCCAAATTGATGGCTTTCTCTTTACGAGCCTCTGGTTCTTTGTCTAAGAAAGAAGCAGTCCACTCTGTTGAGTAATAATGACACAACCAAGCACATTGATAGGAAATTATAGAGTAACTGACGGCGTGTGATTTGTTGAAACCATAGCCAGAGAAATACTCAAAGGTTTTCCAAAGCTCTTCTGCTTGCCATAGCGGCATGCCCTTGTCTTGACAGCCAAGAACAAACTTCTCGTGAATTGCATCTTTGACCTCGTGACCTTTGCCTGTCCCTTTCTTGGTTAGCACCTTGCGAAGAAGGTTGCCCTCATCCAAGGTAAGGTTGCGGCCTAGCTTGTGAGCCAACATAGCAATCTGCTCTTGGAAGATCAGGAAGCCGTGTGTCTCTTCCGTTACCTCTTGGACCAGATCGTTGATGTACTTTACATTCTCTGGACTGTTGTGTGCTTCCACAAACTCTCTATCCACACCAGCCGATAAAGGACCGGGACGATAGATTGAAGTGATAGCAGAGATGTCGATGATTGATCGTGGCTTGACTTGCTTTGCGAAAGTCTGTGCTCCGTTCTCTGTGAATTGGAAGATACCAACCCACTTGCCTTCATGGAAGATGTTCTCATAGACCGCTTGGTCGTTGAGGTCAATCTTATCCGGATGAAGATGAGAATCATAAAACTTTTTTATGTCCTCGAAGGTTGGGTTGGCGATGCCGTGATGACGACGAAGGATCTTCTCAATGCAATCCTCAATCATTCGCAGAGTTGAGAGACCAAGGATGTCGAACTTGATGAAGCCCATTGGCTCCAACTGACGGACATTCTGGCCTTCGGACCAAGGTGTCTGACGAACACCTTTGGATGCGATGAGGGGCATGTATTCATTCAGAGACTCACCAATCACAACACCACCGGCGTGTCTGGAACAGGATTTTACCTGACCTGCGAGGTCACGGCAATGCTTCTCAATTTGAGGATATGACCGGAAGAACTTTTGGAGAGACTCGGAAAACTCCAAAACCTCTGAAAGAGTTGGAGTGTAAACACCAGCCTTGATGCCATGTCTTGCTTTGGCGAGAGGTGTTGCCTCCGCAAGCATCTTGGAAGTCACAGGATTGACCTCGGTAAATGGAATATCATAAAGGCGAGAGATGTCTTTGATAAGCGACTTCAATTGTAAAGTGTTCCAGTTAGAGATTGGAACCACAACATCATCACCCCAATCATCAATCAACTTATCTTTGAGTTCCATCGGGGCTGAGACGTCAAAATCAATATCTGGCATATCAGTTTGATCTGTTCTCAAAAAACGAGAGAACAGAAGACCATATTTGATTGGATCAACCTGTGTAATGCCGAGGGCATAAGCAACAAGAGAACCTGCTGCTGAACCACGACCGGGACCTGCAAGTTGGACCTCCGCTGTCTTGTCCACAATTGCTTTCATCGTCAAGAAATACTTGGCGAAACCCTGTGCATTGATAACATCAAGTTCTTCGTTTAGTCGCTTGTTGTATTGCTCGAATACAACTTTACTTTCTATTTGTCTATCCTCGAATAGTTTTACAAGACCTTCGAAAGAAAGTTGACCCAAGTAAGTTGTAGCATCTGTCCCAGCAGGAACGACAAAATTAGGCAACCTAACAGTGTTGTCAGGGGTGAACGATTCAATTCTGTCGAAAGCGATAGTGTGAGTTTCTGTAATTGAGTTAAGGATGATTTCATCGTCGTATGTTACTCCACATTCTTCTGAATACTTTTTGTAGGACCTCCACATTTGATTGCCGTTCTTCGGATACAACTCGTATCCAATCTCTTCTGTTGAGAGAGGCAACTCCATGCTAGCCCATTCTGGCTTCTTTCCAAGCCATCCTAATCTCTTATATAGTTCTCTCGACTGCCAAGCGTCCGGATTTGGATAATGACTATCACAGGTCGAGATCAACTTTAAGCCAGTTTCTTTGGAAATTTGAATGATATATTGATTTAGCTCATGCTGCTCTGGGATGTTATTCCATTGTAGCTCACCATACCAACGATCGCCAAGAATGTCTTGGAACTGCTTTGTGACCTTTCGCATTGCTTGAAGCACAGCCTCGTCACCTTGTTCTCGGTTCTCCCAATAGCAACCTGCAAAAATTCCACCAAGGCACGCACTTGCGGCTATGACACCTTCGCTATGCTTTGAGAGAAGATCAAAGTCAATGCGAGGATAACGATAGAAATTATCTCCGGTGTAACTTTGAGAAATCATCTTGAAAATGTTGTTGAGTCCCGTCTGGTTCTGAGCGAGAAGAACCAAGTGACGACGACGATTGATGTCGTGCTTAGTTACGCCTTTGGAGGCGCCTTCGTTCTCGATAGTTGTTCCAGAGCGCTCGTCGTCAATCTGCTTTGCGAGTTTCTTATCTTTTTTGTATTCCTCGAGTTGAACCTTCCATTCCTCGACAGATGGAATAAAGTATGCCTCAACGCCAAAGATTGGCTTGAAGTTCTTGCCTTCGGCTTTCATCTTTTTGGCATGCATAATTTGATAAGCCAAGCCATTCATGTTGCCATGGTCGGTTAGAGCCAGAGCCTCGGCTCCGTTGCTATAAGCAAAGTTCATGTGGTCTTCCGGAAATCCGAAACCGTCGAACGGAGATCCAACTCCGCAATGTGCATGCAGTCCTACAAATGGTATTCTTTCCATGTTTCCTCCTTAGATGCTAATAATGTATCATGTTTGTTTGTATTTGTCAAGAAAAATTATCAAATATCATATAGCACCCTTGCCAACCTGCTCGTCTTGCGTTTGGGCCAAGTGGCTTTCGGGGAATGATACAATTACTAGTTATATACTTTTTGTCAACAAATTTATGTTCGAGAATAGAACAACTCTTGGGATCATATTGTATGACTAT